TTGCCTAACAATTCATTCTTAGTTGAATATAAAGTTGACGGTGGTGCCTCTAGTTCATATGACATTGCGGTAGCAGCAAAACAATCCGAAATTTTTGACCACTACTATGATAAGTATAAGAAAGGTTTCGTGACCATGAATCAGACTGAGGGTAGGATTAACCCCAAACTATATGGTTTTGAACCACCCAAAACCAAAAAGAGAAAATAATTCCAAAATATCGGCAAAAAAAATCCCGGCAATTTTTTGGTCTGTAGAGATTTTCAGAAACCTATTGACTAAATAGGGTATAGGGTCTATAATGGACCTATCGTTCATCAGAGGAGACTCTGACGCAAGTAAGTCGCGGAACGGAGCCGTTCATCCCATGATTGAATTTCTTTTATATTCATCACTCAGTTGTTCTGATGCCGATGCAATTGTGCTACGGATGCAGAATCATGAAGATCTTAGCAATCAAGTTAAGATTGAATTGGTAGAAACCATTAAGGAATCTACACCTAACTGCTATTGGGACGCAAACGACTAAAGGAACGGACCTAAAAATCCAACTACTTTAGGAGTAAACAAATGAACACACTTCAAATGATTAAAAAGCAGATCAACAAATCATCTGCACTGCATGACGCACAAATTTCTCACACTTCATATCGTGGTGTTGAGTATGATACTCGTTGTGTAGAATCAAAAGAGACCCATGGTACATTCTGTTATCGTGGTCGTATCTACAATAAGTGAGTCACTTACGTTAAAATTGTTAGGAGGGTTGCAAGACCCTCTTTTTTTATGTTATAATATGGTGAAACAACACAGTATTATGGAGAAAGACCGATTAAAACTCATTGTTCGAAACCTTGAATTGCTTGTTGATTCATTGAAAGCAGAAGTATATTCTGATGTGGATGCATACAAAACAGATGTTGACAGAAGTCAATTTCCGGGAATGAAAGATTACGACGAAGTATTTAATGATGACGATGGATACCCAGACTAGAACTAGAAAAGCAAAAGAACTTATAAAGTTGCTTGAACGATTAATCAAGCAAGATCATCTCTATGATCAAGAGAATATTAAAGAGATGAAAACACAACTGAAAGCAGTAAAACAGCAGATTGCTGATATTGAAAAAGAAAATTCTAAAGGATTTGGTAAATGAGTGTAAAACTGATTAGTGTGACTCCCGATGCGGAGAAGAATATGGCATACGTTGCCCGTGTGTCAAACCCCAATAATCAAGAAAACCCAAACTATGCAAAGTTGTTAGGTTATTGCATCAAACACAATCACTGGTCTGTATTTGAACAAGCATTCATGACTCTTGAGATTGAGACCACAAGAGGTCTGGCAGCTCAAGTGTTGCGACACCGTTCGTTTACATATCAAGAATTTTCACAACGGTATGCTGATTCTTCCCTACTCTCACAGACGATCCCCCTTCCGGAACTTCGGTCACAAGACACCAAAAATCGTCAAAATAGTATTGATGATGTTGACCCTTTTAAGAAGCAGAAATATGAGATGAAGATGCAGCAACTCTTCACTAGGTCTATGGATTTATATCGAGAAATGCTGGATGATGGGATCGCAAAGGAATGTGCTCGATTTGTGCTTCCTCTTGCCACTCCAACCAAAATGTATATGTCGGGGTCTGTTCGTTCGTGGATTCATTACATCACTCTGAGGTCTGCTAACGGAACTCAGAAGGAGCATATGGACATCGCAGAGGAATGTAAGAAAATTTTTATAGAGCAGTTTCCTACATGTGCCGCAGCTCTGGAATGGGTCTAAATATTTTTATCTTGAATTTTTAACAATGGCAACATATCCAGTAGTACATAAAGAGACGGGTGATCAGAAAGAAGTGAGTATGAGTGTTCATGATTGGAATAAATGGTTAGAAGATAATCCTGATTGGCATCGGGATTGGTCTGATCCATCTACTGCTCCGATGGCAACAGATGTTGGTGAGTGGAGAGACAAACTTGTCAACAAACATCCAGGTTGGAATGAAGTCCTCAACAAAGCATCAAAGGCACCAAAAGCAACTGTTAGAAAAATTTAAGCATGGCAAGAAGAAAAAGAGTATCTGCAAAAGATGATCAACCAATTGGAGTTGGTCTAACAACGAAGCAGATAAAAAGAAAGAAACCACTAAGTTCTAATTACTTGGTGGACATTGATCCACTTAATGATAATCAAAAGAGATTATTTGATGCATATGCGGAACAAAAACATATTGTTGCATATGGTTGTGCCGGAACGGGTAAAACCTTTATTACTTTATTCAATGCACTGAAAGATGTGTTGAATGAATATACCCCATACGAACGCATCTATCTCGTCAGGTCTCTTGTAGCAACCAGAGAGATTGGTTTCCTGCCCGGTTCTCATGAAGATAAGGCAGACATCTACCAGATTCCTTATAAGAATATGGTTAAGTATATGTTCCAGATGCCATCTGATGCTGACTTTGAGATGCTATACGGCAATCTCAAGGCACAAGAAACGATTAAGTTCTGGTCCACTTCTTTTCTTCGTGGAACCACACTTGACAATTCTATTATTATTGTTGATGAGTTCCAGAACCTTAACTTCCATGAACTTGATAGTATCATCACTCGTGTTGGTGAAAATACACGCATTTGTTTTTGTGGTGATGCCAGACAGTCAGACTTAAACAAATCAAATGAAAGAAATGGTATTGTAGACTTTATGAACGTCTTGCGTAAAATGCCATCTTTTGATATAATTGAATTTGGGATTGATGATATTGTTCGTTCAGGTCTTGTCAAGGAGTATCTTACAGCAAAAATGGAAGCAGGTTTGTAATGTTTAATCATGTTGATTTGAATCTCCCTCAACTTGAGAGAGAGACTATTGATGGAGTCAGATATTATTCTGTTCCTGATGAAGAAGAACTCTTAAAACTAGTTTCTATTACTTCGGTGACTAGTCATTTTAATAAAGAGATTTTTGTTAAGTGGAGAAAGAAAGTTGGTGATGAAGAGGCAAATCGTGTCACAAAGGCGGCAACACGTCGTGGGACTGATATGCACACTCTCACCGAGTGTCACCTAAAGAATGTAGAGTTACCAAAAGTTCCTCCTATTTCTGAGTTTTTATTTAAAATTTCCAAGGGAACCTTAAAGAATATTGACAATATTCATGCTCTGGAAACTTCCCTATATAGTAAGCAGTTAGGAATTGCAGGAACCGTCGATTGTATTGCAGAATACGATGGTGAGTTAGCAATAATTGACTTCAAGACTTCTAAGAAACCGAAACCAAGAAATTGGATCGAAAACTATTTTGTACAATGTGCGGCATATGGATGTATGTTGTATGAAATGACTGGTATTCCGGTCAAAAAATTTGTAATCATTATGGCTTGTGAAAATGGAGAATGCGTCGTCTACGAAGAAAGAGACAAATCAAAGTACATCAAACTTCTTACCGAATATATTAGAAAGTTTGTTACAGATAAATTGGAACTCTATGGAACCGAATAAGGAACTAGAAAAGGTAATCGAGAATAAATTTTTGACACCTTCTAGATTTGCTCTAGAAATCGAAAAGATTGTTGCCGAAGAAAAAATCAACTACATCGATGCGATTGTTCACTATTGTGAATTAAATGAACTTGATGTAGAATCAATTACAAAACTTGTATCAAAACCACTGAAGGAAAAACTGAAGTGGGATGCTACGAGACTTAATTTTATGAAAGCAACTTCGAAAGCAAAACTGCCCTTATGAAAGTGACGCCATTTGATACCTACCAACATTATTTGTCACTCAAAAATCATTTTACAAACCCAAAATACGACTTCTTCCGATATGGTGCGAAGACCCGTGCAAGTGTATCTTCATTCAATAAAAGAAGAGACAAGTATTGGTTCGAGAAAACTAGTCGTAAATATAATGATGAAGAAGTTGTAAAATTTCTTGTATCTAATTTCGCATACGCCGACAACCCACAAAACTTATGGATTGGAGAAATTATCAGTTCT